TTCTCCAACAGCGTGGACTCCCGCTCTCACAGATTCCGGTGGTGGTCGCACGTTTGCGTTTACTACTAACACGGCTCGCCATACTTCTATTGGTTTTGTCAGCACGTTTACTGTTGATCTGACGATCAATTCCGTTACTGGTAGTGCTACCGGCAACCTTCGATTGACTCTTCCTGATCCGGTTTTGTACGAAGCAGCGTTTTCTGTCTGGCTTGATAACGGGACCAATCAAGCCAAGACCGCTGTGATCGCTAGAGCTATCAATGGCACTAGCTATTGCGAGCTTTCGCATTTTGAGAATGGAGACGCAACTAGTCTTGCTGATCACCTACAAGCAACCTCCCGACTCATTGTCAGTGGCACTTACTTCACTTCGTGAATCTAATCGCAACCAGTCTCCAGTTGGGGATGTCTGTGCTACAGAGCGCGATGGGAAACCCGTCGTTTTTGTGGCAGGGAGTGCTGGTTCGCTGTCTTCCTGCTGCGATTACTGACGCTAACTCGGTTATCTCCGGTGGGTTCCAAGACAACGTCCAAGCGCGAGTGCTGGTTAAGTTTTCTGACTGGCGACTAGCTGACTCAACATTGGTAACGGTTGACGCTGCGGTCTGGTCTTGTGACGTTGGCTCCACCGCTGACCGGCTCTTGCAGGAGAGCGGCAGCTTGCTCCTCCAAGAGAACACAGACCGTTTGCTTCTCACTTTTGGTAAGATGATTCCGGTGGTAGGTCGCCTTCTCACTTACGACGGTCGCCAGATGCGGATTATGTCTGCCAAGCGAGACGGATCTGGAGCTTACTATACTCTTGAACTTGGCTCTAAAACCAAATGACTCCAACCGTTACAGTTGATACGTCGAGGTTTGATGCGGCTTGGAAGGAGTACCTCCCCAAGACCAAGCGTTCTCTTGCTGATGCGGTCAATGCTCGCACGTTTTATCTGATGCTGCGGCTGTATTGCTTGTTGCCTCCTAAGTCCCCACAAGCGTCAAGAAACAAAGTTTTAGATTACTTAGATCGGTATGTCTTGAAGATGCGTAAAAGCAAAAAGACAGGAAAGTATATTGGAAGAAATAGAGCATTAAGAGTGGTCCACTTGATCGCTCAAGCTAAGAACGCTAAAGAGGGAAAACCCGGTCTCTACGGTGCAGATATGCGAAAGGCTGCTGGAGCTTTACGCCGTCGCGCTGCTGGTTCTGTTGGTTACCTCAAGTCCGCTGTAACCAAAGCAATCAAGAAGCTGTCGCCATCCTTCCAACAATTTGGCGGAACTCGACGCGCAAAGAAGGGATCTGCTGGCGTTAAGTCCGTAGCTGGAAACCAAGCGTTGATCAATCTCGCCAATCAATACGGTTTGCCGCAGGAGAATGTTGCGATGCACCGAGGATCTTCCGCTTACGCATTCAACGCTAAAGCTGGATTCAATCCATCCAGCCATGTCCGCATGAACATTGGATTGGCCGACAATCAAGTTGGAACCGTGGAGCGGATCTATGCTAAAGCAATGCAACAAGCTTACAACGATGAAGCGCGTGAGCTTGAAAACCACATTGCCGCAGCACTCCAAGCCGCTTTTGATGGGTCTGAATCCAAAGGAATAACCGTCACATGAACGCTGTAGCTCTACGAACAGAACGCGCTCTAGTTGACTGGCTTGCCGCTGAAGACTGGTCAGAGTCTCCTATTGGCACTCCGACTTGTCTCACAAGCTATGGTCACGGTGCGTTTGCAGATCAAGATCTAGAGGATCAGATGCCGAGCTTCCCGCGCATCGTAGTCCGCGCATCGACTGCGGTTCCGGTGCATCCTACAGAACGCACTTGCGAGATAGACATAACCGCTACGCTCCAGTTGTCCGCAGACGATACCTCGGAGGCTCAAGCTCTGGCGGTTGTTCAAATCTTTGAGAATCTCCTGCAATACCTCTATGTTGACGGCAACATTGCGGAACTCAACGCACTTGACACCGATCCCTCTGGAGGCTTTAACGCGCAATTCGCGGTTCCCGTAGATTTCGGCATCAACGACATAAGCGAAAGAGCTAGAACTTTTTCGCGATCCATGACAATTTTCGCAGCAGCAAACGAACAATAAAACCCAAACATGGCAACATCAAAAGGTCTAGGTCTAGTCTTCGGGACTAAAGCTACCGTCAAAGTCTACGATTCCGCAAACCTTCTTCCTTTGGTCGCGGGAATTGCGACTCTTGAGAGTATGGACATTACGCATGAATGTGACACCGAACAGGTGAAAAACTCATCTGGCGAAGTGGTTGCAAATGTAAGTGCAGGGGATCGCTTATCCGCAACCTTTAACATTATACCAAGCGGATCAACATCAGCGAACGCTTTGCTTGCTGCGATAATTCCCAATGGCAACGGACGGGTAAACGTCACGTCGGCAGATTCAATATCTATCGGAGCAGCATTCACTGCGGGAACTCCCCCTACAGGAAGCGACTCTATCAACGGTGATTGGATCTACATTGGAGGTGGAAGCCTTAAGTTTACTCAGTCTGGAAAGGCAATGTTGAGCCTCCCTTGCGTGAAATACGCTGGTATCAACGGAGCTACCGCAGCGATCACTCTGTAATCGTGTCAGAACTTGCAAGAATACTCGCAGAGAGCGGACCTCCAGCGCCAGTGGTGCTTGGGGTTCGACTTGTCCCCTACACTGTAGGTCACGCGATATTGCTGCAAAGACTTCGATCCCCGTACGTTTTAGGTGGAGAGATTACGTCCAATGATCTAGCTGAGGCTGTGCTTGTTTGCTCACAGCCTCCTCTGGAATCCATAAGATCAATCAAATCGATCTGGAGAGATCTCGCGCTTTGGATTTGGGGGAAACGGATTCAGAGGACGAATCTGATGGTTGAGTCCGACAAGTTCCAGCTTTGGCTCAAAGAGCAGTCAACCGCTCCCGAGGTGCTGACGGAAGCTGGAACCAAATCAAAGCGTCCCGCGATGCCGTGGACCGAGCGAGTGCTTGTTGGTTGTCTCCATATTGGCATTGGACCAGACGATGCTGTCAGGATGCCTCTTGGTGATGCAGAAAGGCTGATTCTAGCTCACGCAGAGATGATGGGTCAGGTTCAGTTGTGGGACGAGCAAAGCGAGGCCATTTGGCAAAACCAACAAGATAACTGATATGGGTATTCTCTCGATGTTGGTGAAGCTTGGAATTGATTCCACTCAATTTGAGATGGGCGTTAAACGCGCTCAAAGCATTGGTGAAAAGTTTGGAAACAGCTTTAAGAGTGCTGTCACCAGCAAACTCGCTGGAGCGTTGTCAGTTGCGGCTGTTACTGCGTTTGCTCATTCTGTAGCAAAAGCGGCTAATGACATAAGTGATTTATCAAAGCAACTAAACGTAAACACTGATAACATTCAACGACTTCAAATACTAGCTAGTGAAACTGGAGTTAGTTTTGAACAATTTGCATCTATTCTTGAGAAGACAGCAAAAGCTAGAATTGAAGCAACAAGCGGAGATGAGGCTCAAATTAAAAGAATGGCGGCTCTCGGTGTTTCTTTGTCTGATCTAAACAATATTCAAATTGAAAATTTTGATCTAAGCCAAAAGCTTGTTGCTGCTTATAAAGAATCAGGTAAATCAGCACAAACCACAACAGCTATAACTGAATTGTATGGTTTGGGGTTACGAAAAGCAGCGGCAGCTTTAGCTGAATATCAAACCACATCAAATAGGAATCTATTTTCTTCTAAAAACATTGATGATCTAGCAAAAAGCAACAATTTGCTTGATGAGCAATATCGTAGGTTAAAAGCCATTAGCTCTCCAGCAATGGCTGAGGGACTTAAACTTACTGGTGAAGCTTTCCGGAGTTTCGTTGATGGATTTGATAAACGAAACTTCTTTACCGCGCCTTTATATGTTTCTGCAGTATCAGGAGTAGCAAATCAAAAAGGAGGCTTTATGGAATCAGCCCGTGCTTTTAGTCAAAGCCCTTTAGCGGCAAAGTTTGCTAATCAGCAACCAGAAAAGACAGGAGAGAACCCTCCAGCTATAGGGACACCGCAGTTTGAAAGGGTTAAAGGAGACAAGTTTTCGCTTGGTGGTTCTCAAGATCCTCTTGCTCGCATTGGTGGATTCAGTGGATTTCAGGGCGCACAAGATACAGCTATTAGACAAGCCATTGAACAAACTCTTCAATTGAAGATGATTGTGAAGAATACCGATAAGACGTCAAGAAACACAGAAGACTAATATGGCTACAATCAAAACTAGTGACATAAATCTTTCAGATAAAGACTTTGGATACATTGAAGTTTCCCGCGAATACAGCGGAGGTGATGGTACTGGTAGGCAGATAATTTACACATATCGCGGAAGCAAAGACGCTTTGCGTAATGCTTCAGTTAACTGGGTTATTGCTGGAGGCAAATACCAAATTATTGAAAAGGGTCCGTACTCTGAAGCAACGGTTACTTTTTCTGGGACCAACTTTAACACCAATAATCCTACCGCTCCGCAACCGGCAGGAGATGAAGAACCGTCTCAGCGTTACGAGTTCAGGACTGAATACGTTGATGCTTCTTTGTTTGAACTGCCGCAAGTTAGGGCTGAAGCAAAAACGAATCTCGACACTGAATTGTACTTTTCCGCTATAAAGTTAGCGGCAGAAGATCCAAAGAACAACAAGTTGCCACTGCTTGAAAGCCAGTTTCCGCTGGCTCATCAATTGGTAAAACGTCTTGCAAGAGGCCAAACGAGTTTTCAGACTCACCGAGTTTCACTGACTCGCATATCCTCTTACTCTGCTTTAAACGGATTGCCATCAACTCCACCGATTATATCGGCGGTGTATTCTGGAGTTGTTCTCGCAAACAATAATCTGTTTCCTGCGTCAGTAAGAAACGTAATGCCAAGACCGCCAGCTAATCCAAACCTAACGCCAGATGGAACTGCTTGGGCTTGGCTTAAAACAAACGACTCAACCTCGCTGATGATTAAGACCAACCAAGTAGAGCGCAATGAGACTTGGACGTTTGCAGCTTGGGATCTTTTCGCATATCCTTACAACGTAGACCCTAGTTTACTCAGATAACCTAACACAACATGGCTGACGAAATTCAAATGACGGCTCGCTTGTACGCTTCCAAAGGTGGAGCTTTCTTGCCGAGCGTAACTTACACCAAAAGCGCGACGATGGCCGGAGTCGATATGGGTTCACAGACCCAATTGATTGGAACCACCGTTGAGGCTCTTGACGTTCCAGTTGATGTAGCCAGCCCGTACAAGCTGCTGATTGCCAACTTGGACAGCACCAACTATGTCGAGCTTGGCTTTGTCTCTGGTACTTACACGATGCGTATCCCCGCTGGTGAAACACTGCTGATGCCGTACGTCAGCGCAACGCTGTATCTCCTAGCAAATACGTCTTCCGTTACCATCCAAGCAACGTTCTGTGAGATCTAAGCGTTTGTCCTATGTCAAACGAAATAGAAATGTCCGCTAGGTTGTATGCGTCCAAAAACGGCGCATCAATCAACTCACAGACGTTTACTTCTATAGTGAACATGACCGGAACCGATATGGGTCAAAATACCCAAGATATCGGTTCTGCTGCTGATGAATTACTTGAGATCGCTGCTGATCTATCATTACCGTACAAAGTGTTGATCAAGAACTTAGATTTGCAATATGCGGTCTATGTTGGGGTTTCTACTCCTTACCAATTTCAAATTCCTGCTGGAGAGTTCATGCTTATTCCGCGAGTTGATGCTAACCTGTATCTGAAAGCAGTAACCAGCGGATCAAGCGTTAAAGTGTTCGCTCAATACTGCGAAATCTAATGGCTGTCACCCTACCATCTAAGGTTGCAGAGCGTGGTATCAAAGCCGAACACGCTCGCGCCATCAATCAACTGATTGACGTTGTCCGCAAGATCCAGCTTGTTGCTGGACCCGATCAAGCGATTGAGCAGACTCCGAATGGCACGACGCTTAAGATAAAGCAGACTGGAAAGACAGTTACAACAACCACTGCGGAGGAATCTTGGTTCTAT